CAGAAGTTAGTGTTAATTCTAATCCAGTTGGAGCACTAATCTCTATTGTGGGAGCAGATCCATAACCTGTACCTCCTGCAACTGCAATGTTAGTAATAACACCATCTACTATTGTAGGAGTTACAACTACACCACTTGAGTTACCACCACCACCTGAGATTGTTACGGTTGGGTTTGAAGAATAACCAGTACCACCATCAGTGATTGTTAGGTTACCTGTTAGAGCACCAGCGTTAAGGTTAGCGAGTGATGCTGTTGCAGTTGCTGTCTGCCCTTGAGCAGCTGTTGCCTGTCCAGTTACACCAACATCACCAAAGGTAACTGTAGGTTGTGATGAATAGTTACTTCCTGAATTTGTTATAACAACTTGTGATACTTTACCATTAGCATCTAGAATTGCAGTACCTGCAGCGTTGCTTCCACCACCACCACTGAAACTTACTGTTGGTGCTACTACATACTTACCATTAGTAGTAGGGTTTGTTATAGTTACTGATGATACACTTTGTCCTAGACGTGAAACTGCATTCTTAAGTGCAGATGTATTAACTCTAGTTACTGAAAGTGTTCCACCATAGTTTAAATAGTTTGTTGCTGAGAGAAAGTATTCTGAATTCTGTGCCACGGGTTCCCCGAAAGCTTCTATTAGTCCTGCCTCAGAACTTATAGTAACTGGAGAACCTAATTCTCCCTTCGTGAATGGTGCTGCAAATCCAGCAATATTATTAATTCCAATCTCAGCTCTGCCATTGGTTAAGTCGAGTTCCTTGACGACGACACCAGGTGAGCGTAAAGTTGCCATGTGTATCTCCTTTTGGATTAGTCATATATCTAAATTATATTTATTATTTTCCACTCTTTGAGTGGGGAAACAATACATGAACACACTACCAATCAGGATAATCTACTAGGTATGGAGGTAAAGGTCTAGATCTATTTTTCTTCTTACTTTTTCTACTAGATGTTATCCTTTTAATGGTACAAATTTTACACTCATATGAATATGCAGAAGGAAACCCTCTTCTATTTTTATGTGTCAAATAGAAATCTTCTAATAGGTTTTTCTCTTTATTGCATATACGACAAACTCTTTCTTTAAATAAGACCTGTTCTAAACCAAATCCAAACTCGTCCATCACCTATACTCCCACATATAATCTAACTCTCCATACTCATCTCTAGGACTCTCACCTTCACGCCATCCTTTATTATCTGCAACTACCCATACATTACCACTAGTATCTTTCTCTGTCTCATAAGTATCAAGACCATCATCAATAAAACCAAAAGGAGCCATATCCTGTTCTATCTGATTTCTTTGCTCTTCATATATTCTACTTCTTATATCATTATCCGTCATCTCTTTAAAATAATCTTGTGCAACTAACCATCCAAATATAACAAGACACATTGCTAAGTCATCATGACAACCATCCTCTGCCTCAAAAGATTGTTTCTTCTGAATGAATGTTGTAAGTTCTGCAATAATATCATAATCATTAATTAAAACTTTATCTGTTTCTACTAACTGTTTAAGGTTTGAACATCCTATCTTTTTAACTGTAGTACTCATCTTAACACCAAGTTGTGTCTTAGTGCCAGAGAATCCTTGTCCTACTACCTGACCTGCACGTCCTCTCATAGCACACATAAGTACGTTTTCATTTTCAAGATCGTACTGTAAGATAGATGCTACCTGATCTCCTATATCATTTACTTCACATAAAATATATGCTTGATTGTACTGTACTGAAATTTGATTTATAATACTAGGAAATACCATAGGTTTAACTTCGTTATTCCTATAGATACCAACAATTTTATACGGTACTGTTGTTATATCATATAATATAAATGCTGAGTAATCATTATTAACACCACGAGATACGTCAACAGTCATCAAATATTCATGATTCTCTAAAGCATTTTCGTATATTTTTAAACCACCACTCTGATGTAAAGGTTCATCATATGCTAATGCTCTTAACTTAGCTGCTGAAATTAATGTGTCAACAGATCCTAGAAACTCACACTCAAACTCTTGAGTGAATTGCCTCTCGGATGTGTTGGCGATTGTTTGCTCTTTCCACTTCTCATCTCTTCCTGGAACTTGACTCCAATGTACTTCCGTAGTTGTATATTCATTTCTACCAAGTTCTGCATCATGCCACAACTTATAGAACATATTCATTCCATTGGGGGTGGAGATGATGATGACTTTGGTGGACTTACCAGATGATATAGTAGGATAAACAGAGGCAAAGAATTGCTCTGCAATATGATTAGGTATGAACGCAAATTCATCCAAGAAGATGATGTTAAAGGACATACCTCGGACAGCAGATGCTGAAGTAGAAGAAGCGAGAATTTTTGATCCATTTTCTAGCTCCATAGAACCTTTGTTCCACGCTATGATTCCCTGCTGCAACCATGTAGGTAAGTTTTCATATGCTAATTGCAATCTACCTAATAGTTCTCTTGCAGTAGGTGCCTTGTTTGCTAGTATACCAATGTTAACATTATCATTAAAGATAGCATAGTGCATAAGATAAGCCACAACAGTGGTTGACTTACCTGTCTGTCGTGGCAACTTTGCTATATTGAATCTATTTGCATGAAAGGTTTTAACCATCTCCTCCTGAAAATCATAGAGGGTGAATGGTACTAAACCTTCATCAAGAGAAACAATCTTACAATATGTCTTTGCAAAATATACTGGATCTGCTTTACACTTCAAATACTCTTGTATTTGATCTTGTGTGAAATTAATAGGAACGTTTGCCCTTTTAAGATTAGGGTTTCCTAGATATATCTCAGCTTGAGAAAGTTTTCCTGCCATTAATCCATCCCCCATTTAGGTGGATTATCAGGACAAACCATTCCTGGTAGTAAAGTTTTCAAAGGCATAAAGCACCCACATAGTTTACATTGTTTTGTTGACTGCTTAAAATGCTCACATTTTTCACAGATAGCAAACTTCTCAGCTGAAGTCATAACAAATTATATAGTTTTATAAAGTTATGGATTAGAGTCGATAGTCCAACCTTTGGTTACTAGAGATGCTTTTGCACTTAAAGCAGTTGCTGTCCAAGCAGATTCAGGAGTAGTAGTTCCACCAAGACCTACGTTACCTGGAATACCTGACATTATAGAATCTATACTTACAAGAATATTTTCAATTGATTGAGGACTTAAATTAGGACAATCTTTCCAGGCATTATTAAAGCGATGAGCACCAGAAGCATAAAACACATTTGCAGGAAAATTAACTAAATTAGTACATCCATTCCAACAATCATAAAAGTAAATACCTGCTGCCATTTCATAAGGATCTGAACCTGGCCATGAAGTTAATCCAGTACAATCTCTCCAAGCACTATTAAAGTTTGTACCAGCACTTAAATTTAAATCTGGAAATGAAGTTAATGAACTACAATTTCTCCAAGCATTACTAAAATTTGTACAAGATTGAGTATCAACCTGTCCGAATGAAGATAACTGACTACAATTCATCCAAGCAGCATCAAAACGAGTGCACTTAGCAGAATTCATAGCTGGGAATGAAGTTAACTGACTACAATTATACCAACCTTGTTCAGCATTAAGAACCTCACCCATATCAAGTTGTGGGAATGCTCCAGTTAATCCACTACATCCAGACCAAGCAACTCCAAAAGAAATAGCACTAGAAGTATCAATAGATGGGAATGACTGTAAGGAAGAGCAGTTAGTCCAACAAAAACCAAAGTCCTCTCCACTACTAGTATCAAGTAATGGCATTGGATTTAATTTACTATTGCCATAGAAAGTTCCAAGCCAAGAAGTACAATTACTAGTATCTAAACTGGAACTAACAGATTCCAAGTTTGAACAAAAATCAAAAGCACCCCCCACACTTGTCCAGTAAGAAGATCCTTTTCCATCAACCATAGTTATTTTCGCATCCTGACTGCCCTGTAAATTACAAAATAAATGATCTGTTGGTGCTACTGGATCTATTTTAATTTCATATACTCCAGCACTAGAATACGTATGAGATGGTCTACTAGCACCAGTATTACCATGATTATAAGTGCCTGAATTACCATCACCCCAATCAATTGTATAAGTCCATGTACCTCCTGTTGAAGTTATCTCAATCTCATAGGAAGTTGTATCACTTTTTGTAGTAAGTTCTAAGAGTGCTTCTTCTTCTTCTCTGATAAATTTAGAAAATAATGGAGAGGTGAAACCTAAACCTAAAAATGGATGTGGCATTAACTATACCCCTCTGATGAATCATAGTTATCGGGTTCTGGTTCTGTGTATCCAAGTGCTTTTGCTCTTGTAAGAGCAGATGCTTCATCATCAAATTCCTCAGAATTGGGTTGCCCAGTTGTTAATATATTACCAGAAGTTAATTTACCAAAGTGAACTGTAGAACCTACTCCGTGACACACGTACCATTTATCAGAACTAAACGGTCCCATGATTAAGCACCTTCATGTATTACAGTAGTTTGTCCTGTTAGAGATCTTACCCATACATATGCAGGTGATGAAGTGAAAGTCAAATCTGTTAATGACTTTTTCATCTCTCCTTCAAATCTATTATAAATTGTACCAAAAGTTGAAGTTGGTGCAGTATCTGCTGCAGTAAACTCAACGTACAAGGCATTAGCACCAAGATTTTGAAAAGTGATAGTTGCTACATTATCACCAATCTTAGTCCATGCATCTTGATAAATTTTTGTTTTTCCTAATGCCATTTTATTAGAAGTTTATTTTATTTATTATCTATAAGACCTTGCTTTAACAGTTTCGACAGTTCTGCTGTAGATCCAACGAACAAAGCATTATTGTTAGTAACCTTTGATTTCTTTGGACCTTCTTCTAGGTCTTGCATTTTCTTTTGAAGATCTATTAATTTCTCAGTAGCGTCTGAAACACTTTTAACTAATTGACCTGCAACCTCAAATGCTCTAGGGTGGTCAGTATTATTAGCAACGTCTAAGACACCACTCAATGCTTCCTGACCCTTTTCTATAACATCATATAATTGACCACGTGAGTAATCATAATCTTTTTTAATATCCTTTTCGATATTAACTTCACGTTCCTTCTTCTTTGGTCTAGGTTTATCTGCAGGAACTACTTCAGCTGCTACATTTAAACTCTTCTCAATACCACTTGTATCCATTATACATCCTCAAAGAAACCAGAAGTTTCATTGAAACCAAAGTCATCACCAGGAACTAGAAGTGAATCATCAATAGCGTCAATGACGTTATCAGCATTCTTATCTATCTTCGCCTTAGGTGTAACCTCATACTTACGATAACGTCCTGGTGTATTAAGATTAGTATCGCTGTACTCCTTAGTGATTGCTTTCTTAATGAATCCAACGTCAGTTGTAGGACCGTAAATGTATGTCTTAACTATAAAATCTAATGTCCAAATGATAGTTCTTCTATCAGAGAAGTCACCTTCATAATCATCAACAAAAGATACATTATTTAAAATGATAGGGACATCCTTAATTATATTTGCTTCCTCTACTAACTTAATTGATAAGTTAAATGCTGGTTGGAATGTTGGAAGTATTTGCTCTGTGATCTGAAGTGAATCTTCTTGTGTCCTAGTGATTACATTCAGTTCAAATCCAAGATTATATGGAACTGGTACAAATGTCTTCTTAACACCTTTAGTTGGATCTCCACCAGTGGTAGTATAGTTTATTGGACTCTGTTTCCTAGAAGAATCATATGAAATACCATTCATTTCAAATGACATACGAGGTAGAGATATTGCATTAGGTCTACCAAGTTCTGGTTGCTCTGTCAATCTTGCCAAGAATTTTGATCGAGGACCATAAGCAAGAGGCACCTTCATCCTTTGATAAGTGGTGTTATCATCATTGTATCTACGAATCTCAAGATTATTGAATAGCGTACCGAATCCAATAACTGTCTTTCGTATAATTTGATCGTAATTGTAAGTTCCTAGCATAATTAACTCCTATTTCCAAATTCGCCAAACGGATTAACCTCAGTGAAATCGAGAAGGTTATCACCTAATGTCTCGAAATCTAGGTTATCTGCATAAGCGTCCTTAATGTTAAGCTCATCGAATGTAGTTATATTTATAGTGAAACCAGAATCAGATCCTGTGAGTGTCTCACCAATGTTAAACTCTCCATCAAATGCACTTAGTTCTACCCAAGATTCTGCAGAGTTCCATTTGTTAACTCTAGCAGTAGTACCAGTAACACTACCAGTTACTGTCTCACCTATTGATGGTGATCCTGCAAGGTTATTATAATAGTATTTAACAACAAACCCTTCATCTACCTGACTATCAAGTATGCCATCTGCACCAGCAGTTTCTCCACTGTACTGGTACAATTCACATTTAAGTTTATATGTATATAACTTACCGAACTGATAGAAAGGATCCTCATGTTCTACAAATTTAATTTCAAATAAGTTAGCAGACAAAGGAAACCATACTAAATCTCCCTCTTGTGGTCTACTTCCCACCTCAACATTCTCTGCTCCAGTCATTGAATATGCAACAAAATCTTCATACATACCACGAGATATTACTAAGTTTATCTCATCACTAGATTGAATACCAAACTTAGTTAAGAAATCTCCATTACCATCAAACCCTGAGAAGTTCTCAAGATAACCAGACATAATATAACTATCATTAAATTCTGAGATAACTTCATCATTTAATATAGTGTCCTTCCTTACTAGTTTTCTAGGGATATAAACAATATCCAATCCAAACATCTTTAGATATTCATCTACCAGATTCGATTGAAGAATCTGCTCATTCCTAGTACCATGGGTGAAGTATGTATTCTTAGCCATTAACCTATTTCCCAGTTAGGTGGAAGTTCATATGTAGTAGTAATCTCAGATTCAATCTTCATTACTTCTGAATTACCATCTTCATATAACTCTCTACCATTCATGGTTATACCACCAGGTAATTGTGCACCTTTAAACTTAATAAGATTCTGCCCCCACTGTCTTTTTATAAGTGCAGTAGTATATTTCTTTAAGAAAGGATCATTATAAACCTCAGTATAAGTTGTTGGATCTAACAACCTATGACAATCAAGAATTATATAAGATCCCTCATCTAGCATTAATCTATCAGTGTCAATATATAAACGATCAGAACGTCTATTGAATCTGAAAGGTATAAATGCTCCATTATTTAAGACCATATCTAATGTCTCAAGATATGTCTTAGTCATAAAATAAGAAAGAATATCAACAGACCCGAACTGATACAAATCATTCAGGAACAATTGATATTCTAAACCAAACATATTACTTCTTATATTACTTCCCTTAACACCAAAGATTCTATTAATACCTAATACCTGAGGTGGTATCTGCAAATAATTATCTCTCTCTTCCCATTCTGTTTGCTCTTGTACACCTGTAACTTCTATCTTAGCATTACCACCACCACCTGTAAAAGTAATCTCATCCTCTACAAGATAATTTGTTCCAGTAGCACTTATCTCTACTTCTGATATCTGACCGTCTACTGCAGTAATATCAAAAGTAGCACTTGTTCCTGTACCACCAGTATAAGCAGCAGAAGTACCAGTAGTGTATCCAGTACCCTGTTCCACTACCTTTACGGTTAGTATTGCACCTGTAGCGGTTCCTAGTAATTGTTCTTGATCTAATCCTCTAAACTTAGCAACATCAGACGCTGTAAGTTTATGCTTCAAGAACATCCTCTCGACACCATCGAAGTGACGTTCTTGAAACAATTGAATAGCATCATCTATTAGGTCATCAACCTGATCATCATCAACATTGATTTCCAATACGGGTGCACCTAATCGTCTTAAACAATAATCTTTTAGTTCTGCTTTGGTAGTAGGTTGTGCCATTTATTCCCAGACATAACATTCCTCTACCTATATTTAGCAGACAACTAATCCCTATTGAATTACTGATGCTGTACTATTTGTTGGGGCGATAGTTTCAGGAGCAACTCCTCTGTTGGTTGTATCTTCTCCAACTTCTGGAGTTCCACCACCATCTGCCATTTGTAATGCTTCTATTGCACCTTGAAGACGAAAGTATTCTTCCTTCTTAGTGTTTATTTCTGTATCTAGTTCACGGATCTTTGCTACAACTCCTTCAAGTTGTGTCTTGAACTGATCTATCATTTCGGAATTTGCCATAGTTTTGAATGATTAACGTATTTATTTATAAGGGTTACCAAGTGAAGGTATTGAATGTCATCCTTGGTTCATCAGAATGCCAAGTACTTTTATCCCAATGTGCTGAATGGAATAACGCTGATTCATAAAATATATATTGATTATACTTATGATACTGGGTGTGGTATACCTCCCAATCATCTGGTTTTGAATTAAGAATCTCTTTGTGTCTATAATTTGCTAGTGCTGTATACTCTTCTCCAGTTTTCTTATACCTGTAGAAGTGAGTGCCAGAAGATTCTTCAGCATGATGCTCATTAATATTAAGTGGACATATACCAGCATAATGAAAATAATCAACATGAGGCATAAGAGTTCCTATCTCTTTATACATTTGTAATGATACTACTGGAGCAAAAGCACTATGAGAAGTTCTAAAATCTCCCATAAAGGATTCCTTTAACATACCTGTTAACTTCAAAACCTGTAATTCATTAAACCCAAAGTAATTAATATATCCTGGATTTAATGGTATCTCAGGATCTCTAAAATACTTACAGTTGAGAGCATACTCTCTAACCTTATCTGGGTATAAAAAGAAATCATCAATGACAACAATCCTACTATTAGTATTGCCGATATTAATAACTTTAGGATAAATACCAGTTCTTATTCTAAAATCATTAGGGTTTATTACTGCCACCATAGCCATCCTGTGATAATGTATTTGTGTTGAGTTTGAGATATCTCACCTTTATGTACGTGAGTAT